CATACTGGTTATTTACCACAGGAATAATTTAATGGAAGAGTCTACTAAAGACATACTGGACGTTGCCGCTGCATCTACGGCAATAATGTCACTAGCTGCTTGGTTGCCACCTACAGCGTCACTGCTAACTATAGTGTGGTTAGGTATTAGGATTTATGAGTCAGAGACTGTGCAGGGTTTCCTGGGCAAGAACAAACCACTTGACAAATAACTAAAAATAGTGTATAATATATGTCTATATTGAATTCCTTGATAGCACCTGTTACTAGCCTCTTAGATAAAGTCGTAGAGGATAAAGACAAGAAAAATGCTATAGCGTTTGAGTTAGCGACTATGGCAGAGAAACATGCACAGGAATTAGCTAAAGGTCAGTTAGAAGTTAATAAGACTGAAGCAGCACATAAGAGTTTATTTGTAGCGGGTTGGCGACCTGCTATAGGATGGATATGTGGACTAGCTCTGTTCTATTCTACCATCCTAGCTCCCATCTTAGGTATATGGTTTACTGTTCCTCCTGTTGACAGCGCACTGCTTACTAGTGTGTTAATGGGTATGTTAGGACTAGGCGCTATGCGTACAGTAGAGAAGTCTAAAGGCGTACAAAGAGAACGATAATGGCAAGAGGTACTAAAGTAAAGACTGGTCGTACTCGTATTCCTGTTAGGGAAGAGAAGCGTCTTGCGGCTACTACTCCTGTTGCACAGCCAGCAGGTTTTGATGTGCCTAGAGCGCAGCCTCCTGTGTTCTCAGACTTTGAAGCAGATACTGAGCTTACTAATGCGTTAGCTGCTTTTGAGCCATCAACTGTAGAACCTGAACAAGAGGCTGAAGAGCTGTTAAACATAGAAGGTTACGAGCCAACTTCTTTGATGACTTATGGCCCAAATGGTGAAAAGTACTTTCAAGGTATTAAAGCTCAAGACTATGGCGCTGCCCCTACTTACGAAACTTCTGACGAAGCGTTAAGTAACTACGGTGCGTTTACTGAAGAAGTAAATAATCAGATGTTGCAGACAGCTTCAAAGTATAACTACAATAATTTTGATCCTGGTGATGTTGCTAGAGCAGGTTTTTCAGGGATTAGTAGTCCTGCTTCTGAAGCTGCTTCTAATAGAGTATCTGAGTATCTTAGACAAAACCAAATACCTCCCTCTATAGAAGTAGATGGTCAAACCTTATATTTTACTTCAGGTTTTGGAGAAGATACTTTAGCACAGACACTAGGTGACGACTACAGTGCTTCAGGGTCTTACCAGTCTTATGGCCCAGCAGGTACTTACTCTACGGTCTACACACCTTCTGAGAGTGTCTTTGCAGGCATCAATCCCTATCTAAGAGCTGCCCTTGGTGTAGCGACTGGTGGTCTTTCTGAAGGCTTTATATCAGCTACTAACATTATATCAGGAGATGCTGACACTAGCGACTGGATAAACGTAGCATTATCTGGTGTTAATCTAGCTCAACAGTCTGGCTCAGGCGGTTTCACAGCGTCAAGTGGTTCCCCTATTACTGGCGGAGCAACAGAAGCTGGTTTAAGTTTTGGTGGTGTTCCTGTAAATATTGTTGGAGCTGGTGCAGGTCTTGGAGGTATAGCTGAAGAAGAAGCAACAGCAGATGACGATTTAGCAGCAGTTATAGCAGCTATAGAGGCAGAAAGACAAGCAGCAGAGCAAGCTGAAGCAGATAGATTAGCCGCTGAAGCAGAAGCTAAAAGACAGACTGAAGTTACTGTTACTGATGGTGACGGTGAAGTAGTAGATATTACTGGTGATGTCCTAGACACTACTACAGTAGAGGAAGAAGTAGTCCCAGAGTTTGAAGAAGTAGTTATTACTGCTGATCCTCCTGAAACAGAGCTAGACATAGAGCAACCTGAAGTAGAACAAACTGAACAACAGCCCGTACAACAACCTTCAGATTCTAATGGTGGTGGCGGTGGTGGCGGTGGAGGTGCTGATACTGGCGGTGGCGAAACTGGCGCAGGTTCTTCAGGCACTGGAATACCAGAAGAAGGCTCAGGCATACCAGGCACTTCAGGTTCTGGTGGTATTGCTCAGGAAGAAGGATACGACCCTGATCTGACAGACACAATGAGCGTTCCTAATCCTGATTTTGATCCAGAATCTAGGGATGTTCTGATACAAAGAACTATTTACGACATGATTCTAAGCGAAACAGACCCTGTTCTTAGGGAGCGTTTAGAGCAAGAATACGAAAGGATGGGTGGCAACCACCTAGAAGAAGTTAGAGCTGGTGTCCCTAGAGAAGAAGTATATGCTGATTATCCTCCTGAGTACATAGAAGTTCCTTACGAAGAAGCTACGTTAGATGAAGAAACTTTTGAGGCTCGTTATCCTGATGGCTGGTTAGGCGGTTCTTTTGATACTCTAGATGCTAACAAAGATGGTGTTGTCTCTGACACTGAGTTGTCTGACTATGAGCATAACATGGGAAGCGGCCAAGGAGGGGAACCTTCTAACATTGTTAAAGAAATCTTAGACGCTTTAAGATTAGAAGTAGACACTCCTGATCCCTCTACAGGTCTTCCTACAGATACTACAGTAGAAGTAGGCACGGCTGCTGGCCCTACTGATCTTGCTGTAGGCACAGGACAAGACCCTTCTACTGATCCTTCTACAGGCATTCCTTCTGATACTGCGGCTACTGGCGGCACTACAGGCGCTGGTGGCGGTGGTGTAGGTACTGATGTAGGAGGAGGCGCTGGTGGCGGTACTACAGGCGGTGGTGCAGGTTCTGGAGAAGCAGAAACAGGCGCAGGTGCAGGAGAAGGGGAAGGAAACGGAGAAGGCAGCGGCACAGGAGAAGGCTCTGGGACTGGAACAGGAACTGGAGAAGGCTCTGGTGACGGAGCAGGCACAGGCAGCGGCACTGGAAGCGGTAGTGGCTCAGGTTCTGGAGGAGGATCAGGAAGCGGCATAGGCACAGGCGTAGGAGCTGGTAACGCCACACGCACCACAGACTCTCTTTTTGGTGACATGCTAAAGCTAGAAACACAAGTAGGTTCTACACAAAAGCTTGTACCTTTTAGTTTAGCGCCTGTGCCAGAGCTTATGCCTTACCAGTACGAACAAACACAGCCCTTACAGCAGTTTACACAGCCTCGTATGCTGACAAACGAAAGCGGCTTAGAAATTAACTTACCACCACGACAATTAACTCAAGAAGAACTGCTACAGCAGTGGATAGACTCACAAAAGGTTTCCTTGTAATGACATACTTACAACTAGTAAACAGCGTATTGCGTAGACTCAGAGAAGACGAAGTAACGTCAGTCTCTCAGAACAGCTACTCTAAACTTATTGGGGAGTTTGTTAACGATGCTAAACGCTCTGTAGAAGACTCTTATGACTGGACTGCTCTGCGTACTACACTAACTGTAACCACAGACGATACAACCTTTAACTATGTGTTGACTGGCTCACAGAACAGGATGAAGCTGTTGGACGTTATTAACGACACCTCAGACTTCTTCATGCAGTACCGTCCTTCTCGCTGGATGGACAACGCTTTCTTGATTGAGACACCACCTCTAGGCTCTCCACAGTTCTACAGCTTCAACGGTGTTAACGCTGCTGGTGACAATGCTGTCGATGTGTATCCTAAGCCTGACGGTGTGTATCAGCTACGGTTTAACGTGGTGCTGCGTACAGCAGACTTCACAGAAGATACAGAGACTCTGGCAGTACCTTCGTCACCTGTTGTGCAGGTAGCTACAGCACTGGGTGCTAGAGAGCGTGGAGAGACTGGCGGTACAAGCGCAGCAGAGTTGTTTGCTCTGGCTGACAGAACATTGTCTGATGCTATTGCTATTGATGCGTCACAACATCCTGAAGAAACTATCTGGTATTCTTAATGGCAAAACAATTACAGAACATTACAGTAGCTGCTCCAGGCTTTGCTGGTCTAAACACACAGGACTCTCCAATAGGTGTTGATCCCTCGTTTGCTGCTGTTGCAGACAACTGTGTTATTGATCAGCTAGGTCGTATTGGTGCGCGTAAGGGTTGGGAAGAGGTTTCTACTAACGGCTCTTCTGTACTAGGCACTAGCCGTGGTATAGAGGCAGTGTTTGAATACGTTAAAAGAGACGGTACTGAGATAGTATTCTCTGCTGGTAACAACAAGATATTTACAGGGACTACTACACTTGCTGAAGTAACTCTTCCTGTCGGATATAGCATTACAGCTAACAATTGGAAGATGGTTAGTTTTAACAACGATGTTTACTTCTTTCAAAGAGATCATGCAGCTTTAGTAAGTGTAGCAGGTAGTACAACACTTGTAGCAGTAGTTCATGGCGCACACGCTGCACCAGAGGCTAACGAAGTATTAGCAGCTTACGGGCGGTTGTGGGCAGCAGACATCACAGGTAACAAGCACACTGTGTACTGGTCTGGCTTGCTTGACGGAGAGCGCTGGCACGGTAGTTCTTCTGGCTCGTTAGATGTAACTTTGGTATGGCCTACAGGCTTTGACGAGGTAGTGGCTCTAGCGGCTCACAATGGCTTCCTAATCATCTTTGGTAAGAAGTCTATACTCGTGTACTCAGGAGCCTCCTCTCCTGCCTCTATGACACTTACAGACACCATAGAAGGCGTTGGTTGCATAGCTCGTGACTCAGTACAACATACAGGTACTGATATACTGTTCTTGTCTGAGACAGGTGTACGTAGCTTTGGCAGGACTGTGCAAGAGAAGTCTATGCCTATGCGTGACATCAGCAAGAATGTACGCACTGATTTGGTGTCTTTGATCCCTTTACAGACTAATGCTATCAAGTCACTGTACAGCTCTGAAGAAGCCTTCTACCTGTTAACACTACCTGACAGCAACACTGTGTACTGCTTTGACATGCGTAGACAGCTAGAGGATGGTTCACATAGAGCTACTACATGGTCTAGTTTGTACCCTCTGTCTTTTGCTGTGCTAGAGGGTGGTGATATATACATAGGCATTTCTTCAGGCATTGTTAAGTACACAGGCTAGATCGGAAGAGCACACGTCTGAACTCCAGTCACTGACCAATCTCGTATGCCGTCTTCTGCTTGAAAAAAAAAAAGATTACGTTCGTCTAAACACATACTACTCTAGTCTTAACGAGGATCAACTGCTTC